TGTCGATAGTTCCTTGACTATCTTCAAAATCAAACTCAATGTCTGTTACTAAAAGTTTCATAATTACTGTGTTTGATGTATATACTCATTATAGAGAATATCTCTAATAGGGTCAAGGTCACTTGTGCCACTTTTTATAATGGTATATTCTTCGTATGAAGCATCATTATCTGTGGCAAAATCAATAGTGTTCATTAATGCCAAGAGTTGATCTTTTGTGAAATTCATTTGGAAGTACCTGCTGTAAGTAAACTGTCAAGGTATGAATACTCTACCTCGTCAAGTGATGGGATGTCATATTGCATCGGGTATTGTCTGTCAATGGTGTACTCATCATCATTGCCTTTGTAGTAAGGCCATTTGTTAGATGCACTTGATAGGAATATTTTTTGTTGAGAGTTGGCAAAGTTCTCTGTTACCTTAGTTGCTGATTGAACTAAGTAATAACCCATAAAGTAACCATCATAGATGTATGTTACATATCTGATCTCTCTGGTATCAAGATCACAACAAGTGTAGTAAGTTCCTTGAGACTTGTTTGCATTTGCGAAACACTTGTAACCCTCTACTGGGTGTGCATAGATTTGTGAACACATTAGTCTAACTCCTTGATCTCTTGAATGATCTCATCATAGGCATCATCCCAGTAATCCTTACAATCATCTAAGAACTCTTGCTCTGGTTGATTTTCAACATACTGCATCATGTCATTGTAAACATACTCTACCAAATCTTTGGTAGTCATGCCATCAACATAGCGATCAACAAATAACTCCTGTAAATCGCTGTACTGTGAAGCGGTTAGTCCAGTTCTCTCCTGTTTGAGTTTGTCGTTTAAATTCATTTGGGGGTTTCCTGTGTATAATACTATTATAGTGCATCAAGGTCTTTTCTGACATGACCCTGTGCAGCCTTGTCAACTGGTTTAGGTTGATCTTTCCCTTCAGATAGACTATTGTACCACTCGTCATCTTCCAGTATGACTTCTTCAATATCCCAATCAGTTGTAGATTCTGCAATAACTTCATGAGAATTGATGTCCTCGTGAGCAAGTTCCCTTGCTTCCTCTTCGGATTCTGCTTCAATGACTACAGTAAAGTTTACTGTTTCATAGCATTTGACATGATAAGTGTTCATTTTTCAATCTCCAATGAATCAATAAATGCAACACAATATTCAGTAAATTTCTTTACATCAATAGGTGCTACTTTGTCATCTTCCTCTCCAATATAATAAAATTGGTTATTGGTGTTTGAGATCAAAGTAAGAAGTGCTGTTTCGTTTTTAGTGTACATAAACCTCTATGTTTGTTATAGTATTATTATAGGGCAGTGATATGAAATGGCAACCACCCATGTGCCAGTTTACAAATAGGTTATCTCTCCCTTTTCAACTGCCTCCTCTAGTTCATAATAGTTTGCTCTCTCTGCATCTATCTCTTCTTGATGATATTCAAATACCATATTCTGATAAATGTCGAACAAATCCTGTAATACTACGCCTTCTAGGTCTGTCCATGAACCAACATAGTCTAACTGTGTTTCATCATATCCACCCTTCTCAAGACTAGGAGCACTTACAAAGTGCATACCAATGTCAATAAAGAAGTGTCTGCCATACTTCTCACTTACATGAGTTTTTGTTGGTCTGAAATGGCAACCATGTACGCCCTCTGGATCTCTCAAATCATTGAAATCTCTGAAAATGTATGTGTGCATTACACTGCCTCCTCTAGTAGTTCGCTTGTATCTTGAATTGTAAACTCTACACCCATGTCAGTTTCAATAATGGTTTCTAACTGACAATTAGTTAGAGTATCATTCTTGAGATAGTAAAAGGTTACGTCATCATCTTTATCTTGTAGAGATAACCACTCAATTAATTGTGATACTTTCATTCTACCAATCTCCGTTAGAATCAGCATAGACATCTTCATTCCAATGCTCTGTTTCTTCTATGATACCAACATGGCGCATGATACCATCATATATTTCCATGCCTGACCTTGACATTCTGCCACATGAATAATCCCAACCTAACTCGGTTAAGTTATCCACGATAAAGTTGAGTGAAACTTTTTTCATAATAATTTGTTTGTTATATTAATATTGTATAGGCATCAGATCAGAATACAACCACCTGTGTGCCACTATCTGAACTGTCTGTTGTTGAAGTTTGCGTAACTGAACTGTTGACGTTTTACAAGTTTGAATGTACCATACTTGTTAGACATTACATAACCCTCATGTTCATAAGGCACACTATCAAATAGACATTGAACATTCTCTGTAGTAGTGATGCCTTCCATGAGTAACTCTTTTATCTCAATTATCATATTGTATAAGTGAAATAAGTTTTTAGAGTATCCTGTATCACTCGCCAATTTGTCTGCATCAAGTGATTGACCTGAGCGTATATAACTGTTGATACTTACTTTCAACTGTGGTATATCATTACTGTCTGGAAACTTGACAAATGGTATTACAGTTTTAGCAAGTGTGATAAGTAAACTTAATCTAAAATGTCTATTAGATATTGATGCACCTGTATCAATAAAGTGTACACCATAACTCTTAGATTCTCTATAATGAAACTTAGCATCTAACTCTTGTATGGTAGCACCAATATACTGTGTATGAGTGGCAATAATAATATCGTCAATTACATTATCAAATTTATATGTAATTGTGTTTGGTGTATGGGTATCTGAACCACCATAACCGATAAAGTCGCCCTGATAAATGCCATCATTATGTGGCAATCTGTCTAGACATATATGTAGAATCGAAGCGACTCTAGGTGTATGTCCATGATTAGATTCAATATCAGTATGAGTATAGTTTATCTTGATTCTTCTCTTATTGAATACTGATTTAGTTCCTACAAAGAATTTGCCATTCTCAGGGTTAGTTCCATACACGATAGCAGGGGCGCCATCATACTTGACGGATACCTGACTCTGTTTAGTATCTAAAAACCTGATAGCATCAAGTGCTCCCTGCTTACCAGTAAGCACATGATCTTCAATGTGTTCCAAGTGTTTGTTCTTCATAGAACCATTATAACATAAAAAGTCAGGGAGCGGGGCGAACTTATCTGAGTTTCACTCATGGCGCCCAAATTTACCTGCTGGGAATCGCTTACACCTGTACCCCTACTAACTACTGATCTAGCAATGCTGACGCTCGAGTTTCGGGCAGCAGAACCGCATATCCCTGACATTTATATAATAGTCTATTGTGGCAATAAAGCAACCACCTCATGTGCCACTTTGTTAACTGTCACGCCATTGGTATATTGAATGACATTATTGTTCTTTGTTTCTTTGATGGATTAACTGGGCACTCATGTAATAATAATGATGGAAATACAATTATTTCGCCTTCCTTGACAGGCGGTTGTGCTTTGTGTATTGTACCATAGTAAGGATTAGGAAATGGCGAATAGAATGATGTACCTAAATGTTCCTTTTCATCAAACTCAACATATAATACACATGATAAGTTCATCATACCATGATTATGAGCACCATGATGCTCTCCCTGAGTATATTGTTGTGACCATAATTGCCAGTAATCTAAACTTTTTACTGGGCACTCTCCTCTGTACCTGTCTGCCAATCCCTCTGTGAATACTTGTACTATCTCATCTAATTCTTCCGCCATTACATTACAAAACTCATCAAAATATGGCGGGCGAGTATTATATTTAAAGTAGTCTGTCTTACACTCTTTAGCATCAAGGAAAGCAACATCATCATCACTAAGTTTAATCATTTCGAGCAACTTAGGTTTCTTTTCTGCCCAGTTGTTCACAGTAAACTTATTGATGCCAATGGCAAATAACATTAAGGATTCATTCATTTACTTTTATAGTTCTTCCTAGTTTTTCTTTTTGGTTTTATACCATGTGGGTCACGTTTCAATGCTGCCTTTAATTTCTTTAGATACTTTAAGTGATTAGGATAGACTATTTGCATCAACTCTTTTTTAGTTTGCCTTTCTTCTTTAGTCATCTTTATCATAAAAATTTAAGTCTGTGCCTGGAAATGGACTATCTAACCAATCCGTCAAATCATCAAGAAATAAATCAACGTCTTGATACTCTTCGCCTGTGTAGGTCATTTCTTGCATTAATGCCTCTGCTTTAGCAAGTTGTAAATCATCAACTAAAACTATCATTCTATCAGCATAATGTTGTTCCATTTTTGCCAAATTGAGTTGACGAATTTTATCCATTTTGTTTGATTCCATTGTACTATCTAGTTACTTTTTTCTGTTGATGATTGATTCCTGTGCCTCTCCTTTGATAAAGATAGTGTCAACAACATTCTGTAATCTCTTTTCTGTAGAGATACCAACATTGTTGTACACTGGCACGAACATCTTGCCAAATGGTTTCTTGAAACCCTCGCTCTGTGGTTTTAGTTCTCCTGATTTTAGTCTAGCAGCATCACTCTTGTCAAGTCTGATAACTCTACCAATAGTCTGTGCCATAGTAATAAGATCAAGGTTTCTCATAAGAATAGCAGCAGTGAGTCCGCTGACATTCATACCCTCTGATAATATAGAGTGATGAAACATAACAAACTTTTTCTTAGGGTCAGCGCCCCACTTGTTCATTAAGTTGAAAAATGTCTCTCTTGACACTTTCTTGCCATTGATGATAGCACCAAACTTTGATGTGATATGTAACACATTGTATTTCATATCATGACATAATGATTGAAAGTTTGTACCATTGATAAGTCTGGCAATATTGGTAGTTGACTTAGCAGTTACCAATACTTTGTCCATGTGCTCCTCATTCTTGAGAGCGTCAAGGATAATTTCTTTATCAATTTCTTCCTGACTATCATAGTGACCAATAGGATATTTTACTGCCTTGACTTTAGGCGGTATGATATAACCTTTAGCAATCAACTCTGGAGCAGGCACTTGAGCAATCACGTTACCAAATATTTTGGTGTTGTTCATACCAAGCAAAGCATTTCTGTTCTCTTTAGGTGTAGCAGTAAAGAAATACTTACGACTAGCATACTGTGAGAAGTAATCAACAGCAGGCAAGAAATTCTTTTGTACTGAATTGTGTGCCTCGTCAAAGTATATTGTATCTACTTCTACATCAATCGCCTCTTGTATTCTGTGTAGAGAATGATATGTTGTAAAGATCAATATATTCTTGACAGTATTGTGATACCACTCTTGAATCTGTTTTGGTCTAGTAGTCTTGAAATGGTGTGTATCTCCACTATGAACATGGCATACAGATACATTATCAATATGCTCAAGAAACTCTGAACATAATTGATTTGCCAATAATATTCTAGGAGCAACAACAACTATAGTCTGTGGCACAGGCATACTGAATCGCCACTTGGCATCTTGTATCATACATAGGGTCTTACCACCGCCTGTAGGTACAAGAACTTTGCCTTTTGATTTTGTTGTCATCAACTGAATAATGTCTTTTTGATGATCTCTCAATTCCATAGTGTTTGTGTCAATAATCATATTCTAATAAAAATGCCCCTTAATTCAAGGGGCATTGTGACAGTTTTAGAACTGTGCTAGTAGTTTCTGTGTCTCTGGGTCGAATACTTCCTCGACTCCCTCTATTGAATGAATCCAATCATCATTACTCTCAGCGATCTCATAGAGATCAATCATTTCATCTTCCATAAAAAAATTGTGTGTTCAAATTTAGTATTACATATTATGTGTGGTTTGGCAACTATCCAACTGGAGGCGCACTACTTGGTTGAGAAGGCACGGCGTCCATGTCAAATTTACTTGCGGCATCTTTGTATTCAAGTTGACCTTTTAAGGTATTAACCTCAATAACAAGTGCGGCAATGTCATCTTGTTGCTTGAGTAAAGCAGAGTGAAATAATGATTCTAGTGTGGTCAATCTCTCATCAAGATTGCCAATAGTTTTCATTGATGCTTGTAGTTGTTTCTTTAATCTATCAACTTGACCTAACTTAACTTTCGTTAGTGCCTCTGTGTCTGAAGTAAGTGAATCGTAAACCATAATTTATTTGTTTTTAAGTATTTAGATGATGTGGCAGAATTACCTCATATAGAGATAACCGCCCGCCCAATCACATATATTATATAATCTTGCTCTCTGTGTTTCATCACGCATATCAAACCTAACATATTTTGCTGGTTTTTTCCACCCTGCTGCCTTGTAAACTTCGCCTGTCTTTTTATCAACGAAGCAATGTACGCTTACATCATCTTGTGTGCCTCTCCATAACATACAAACCTTATAATACTTTCTTCCTTTTTCTATAAAAAATTTCATACTACGATCATCATTCTCTATCTCTCTTATCCTCTCTTGCATATATTCTGATGACACTTTCTCCTGATTGTCCATGCAAGATCGAAGGGCATAGTTTCTGTAATCTTGTTCAAGAGCACGGCAGAGTTTCTCTGTCCATTTTAACACATTGACTTTTAATTGTGCTGTTTCTAATACTGTGTTCATACTAACCCCCAATAAGTTTTGTTTCCCTTTCTAAATTTAATTTTAATAATTCCCCTTTTCTTTAGGTCGGTCTTTGTCCACCTCATATCATAGTGCCATGTATAATGAAGTTCGCCATCAAATTTGATGATACCTTTCTGTTGATACTGATGTAGTTTTCTACAAACATCTGTCATTCTGACAGCAGTATTCAAGTCTTTGAGTGCTATGACAAACCACTCACTTGCCTCTAGTTGTTGGGCAGATTTAATTATGATAGGATTCATTGTACTCCATAGTGTTTGTGCCAATAAAAAAAGATGTGAGATAGAGGAACAAACACAAACCCTCTCTCCCACATCTATAATGTTACCATATTTTTTAGTTAAAGCAACTCAATGTTGTGACACTACTACAACTGTCACACTCTACCTCTCAACGCATTGGACTTTGGAAATAACTGTACATTATCAGTTCCAAATCTACCCATTGCTTCTGTTTTAGCATCAGAACCAAAAGGCGATATACTCTCAAACTCTGTTGAAAAGAGTCTATTATTGAGTATAACTTTTGCTGTCCAAAGTGCCATAACTACAAAATATAGGGTGCGAGAAACAAAATCCAGTTACTGCAGCCGTTACAGAGTATCGGTGCTGTCAGATGGATTTGTTTCCCATGTATCTAATATACAACCATGTCACGCCAATGTCAAGCGTCAAATTCTTTAGAAATTATAAAGGCGTCATATCTCTCTTTTGGCGTCAGTTGAGTAACTCTCCAACCATAATCGCCATTAGTTATAACTGTTGGCATAATATTCATAGAGATAGTCACTCTATTATCGCCTTTATTTTCTTTATAACCATGTGTAGTATGAGAGGGAAATA